AAAACAATCACATCCCCATTCACCTTCTGTATTAGAACCATTCTTTTTAAAATACTCCTCAAAGATAGTAGGTAGGAGGTTCTTCTTATAATCAGAATGTCCTTGTAACTGTTTTTGAAAGAGAAAGGGAGAAAATATGTTATTAATCATGCGGGTGGGAGTTCAGAAATTTCATCTAATTCTACTGGAAATAATAATGGATGGAGTTCTTCCATCATAAGATACTCACTGTTCTTTGTCAATTGCTCAACATCGATAGCATCTTCAGACCCTGACATTGCTTTTACATAAGGATCATTTCTTTCTTCTTCCGAAATATCATCATAAACAAATGGCATTCCGTTTAAGTAGTAGACAAGAACAATTCCTATGTAATTAACATGTCTGTAATCACATCTTAATTTGTACATTTCTTTAATAGGAGCGGGGGGACTTGAACCCCCACGAGTTTAATACTCAGCGGATTTTAAGTCCGATACGTCTACCGATTCCGTCACGCTCCCAAGAAATAGTTAGAAATCATAATTGATTTCAAATCGTTCGGAATTTTCACGTACCAAACTTAAAACCTGCTGAAACTCATCAGGTGTTCTACAATCAACGCTTAACTCTCTGCCCAGATCAGAATGAAGTGTAATTAACCGTTTGGTAATACTCACCTCTACCCGGCAAACAGATTCGTCAGTAAACATAGTGTATGTGTTTTTGTGGACTCTGTAAGTATACCATGGGAATTGGTCGTTGTCAACCCCCTTAGTTCAAGTACACTCCGGTCAGACAATCCACATCAAGATATGGACCGCCAGCAAAGATGTTACCGACTCCCAGAAGAGCGTTCATACTGATGCCACCCAGAGCAGTTGTAACCGCAAATGCAGGGGTTAAAGGACCCAAAGCACCCGATGGTGATACACCAGCAATAGTGTGCCTCTCAACACCACCAACATTAAAGATAACATCGGCAAGGACATTTACTTCAAAATTACCTGCACCATTGAAACTAATCGTAGATCCAGGTGTCAATGTATTCACAATAAATCCTCCAGCATAATTAAAAGTAATTGCACCACCAGCAACTGTAGTTTCTACATTTTGACCACTGGTTGCCATTTTGTTTGCTTCAACCTGATATGTACCTAAGCACTTAAAACCAGCATCATTAGCATTGATGACGTACTTATTCTTAACGTTAAGAGTATAAGTACCGTCAACGGTTTCAAACTTATCACCTTTAACATGTTGATGCATATCACCCTCTACTAAAAGGTGAGCATTACCAACCACATTAATACATAGGCGATCACTTAGATCTTTTTGTTTAGAATCTACCTTTGATCCTGCCTTAATGTTAATATGTCTTGCGGCAATAACATTAACATCTCTTACTGGAGAATGAACTTGAACATCGCCATTTGCAAACATTTTAATGTATGCACCAGTAATACCATGTCTGAGGTTAATGTATTCATTACCATCAGTTTCATTCATCTCCCATTTATGACCAATGGCAGTTACTTTCTGCTTATTATCAGGATATTCTCTACTATCATTAGTATTATTATCATCTATCTTATCAACTGCACTTTTTGTTTTACTATCATAATTAGATGTATCCCTATTAGTGTGTGCCATAATTTATTCTCCTGGGTGTCCTACACAATCAATAATTTCTCTGAATTCATTATAGTTATTGAGATAATCCTTAGCATCTTTTCTAGGAATAAATTTCAAAATTGGTTTGATGATTGCCTTTCTTTGTTGACCTAATCCAATTCCAGATCCACAAGACATATACATCTTAGGTAAATCAGTAAAACCAAAACCTTCTTTTACAACTTGAACTCCCACTAAGAATCCATTTTTAATAATAGGTTTTAATTCTGGGAGAACTACTTCATTTTCTTCATTTTTTCCTGGTTCTACAATAATTGCACAACTTTCATCATAAGTGTTTCCACTAGTAACAACCACAGGTGGACTATTATCAGTGATAATCCCTAACCAATAATCATTGCCAGGATATATCCCAGGAATCTTTTCATAATTTGGATCTCCATTTTCATCAGTAGATACTACTTCAGAAGTAGAAACAGATCCATCAAAATAAGGATAACCCCCACCTGAATTTGTTACAATAAGATCTTTAATACCACCGTTATCATCTAAGATAGATGTCATTTCACCTCCACTACCCCACCCTGGAGCAGGATATATGGTTACATTAGGTGGATTTATTAATCCGAATCCTGGATTAGTAACAACTCCACCAATAAGTTGTCCATAAGAATTAATTACTGGAACTGCATACGGTGTTGGATTACTAGAATCATAATTTGGTTTAGGATAGATATCATCACTGACAAGATCTTTAACTGAACTACCACCTGATCCAGATCCACTACCTGATCCAGAACTACTACCTAATCCAGATCCACTACCTGATCCAGAACTACTACCTGATCCAGAACTACTTCCACTACCACCATTTCTAGATCCTGGTTCATAATTAATGATACTTCCTTTAAGTACAAACTTATCTAATTCACTTTGAATACCAGTGAAGAATAAGTTTGGGATCATAGGAAAATTGAAAGATGTTGCTTTACTGCAATCTAAAGATCCTTTAGCAATGTTTCCATTACTATCCCTTAATTCTATACCTTCAATTGAAGATAGAAAAGAATCTGATCCGTAGAGACCAGTATTAACTGAATCTGGCAATCCACCAAAAGTTTCTAATCTATTGAAGAATGCATTAATTGCATTGTCTGGTCGATCACCAACACCAGTAGTATAATCTCCAATGCCTAAGATACATGAAAGACCACCATCACAGAACATTGAGATCAATTTACCAATTGATGCTAAGAAATTGCCGTTAAATGCACCACCAAAATCCTTAACTAATGAAGTAATCTGACCGAGAGCACTTAATGCAGTTCCAATTCCATCTTCAATTTCTTTAACAATACCCTTTAAGATATTACTAACCTGACAAAATGCAGTATTCAAGACATCTTCAACTAATGTAGTAAGGATGTCCAGAAGAAGATTGTATACTTTCTCAAGAATAGTTTGAAAAATACATTTTACAATTTCAAATAATACTTCAGAAAATTCCATCCCTGCAGTGATTGCAATCCCTCTACCATTTGAAAGAGGCGAAAGTGCTGTGATTATAGGAAGAAGTGTCTTTTCAAATAGATTTTTAAGTTCATTAACTACAAGTGTTTTGATATCTCCTAAAAGACCATTAACAGAGTTTGCTAATCTGCCAAAATATCCTGTAATGATATCTGCAGTTCTAGTGATATTACCTGTTAATTTATCAACTAACAATCCACCAACATTCTCTTGATTACTAAGAAATTTAAAAAGGTCTCCTAATATTCTAGAAATTTCATTCTCAGGTCTTGGTCCACATTTTCCATTAGAAACTGCGATAGTTACCTTTTCATTATCAGATTGCCTCTGATCAGCAGCACTTGTAGTTCCTCTTTTACTACCACGACCTGCTGCACCATGACCACCAGGAGATTTGTTTTGATCTCTAGTTTTTAGTACCTTTTCAGTTGGGATGTAGTTATTAGTGCCACCAATGTCTTCTAATCTATCTTCAAATGGTTGATTTTTATCGACAATACCAAGTGAACCCATAACCAATGGTTGTTGGGCACTCTCTCCATCCATAAACATACCAAGTACCCACATACCATTCTCTAGACCATGAGTACTACCAGCACCATCTCTAGTAACAGTTTCAGTAGTTGGCATCATTACAGATGCCCATGGGAGATCCTTAGGAGGTAAACCTGACTTTTCAGATCTACTCCTAGTATGATATCCCATAATCCTAACTTTGACACGGAAGGTTTCATCTTCATCAGTAGATTCAGTGCCATCGATGAGAGTTCTCCCATCACCTTCAACCTGACCTACCCAAAGACGGTTACCCTGTGCTCCAAACCAATAGTTAGATTCTAATGTAGGTGCTGCGCCTAACATACGCTATCAATCCTCGTAAATTCTACATTCGTCTGCGTCTGGTTCCATTTCACAAAACAATTCTAAAGGTGAGGGATCATGATGATCTCCTGCTTCAATCTCTGCTTTGTGATTTTGTGCATAAAATTCAAGTTCTTGTAATTCACCTTCAATGTGACGACGTTGATTAGGTGAAGTCATAGGATTGTCAAGAATCTCCTTATCCTTGGCAATGTGTGCTTCGATGTTTTCCATTTTAGAGTCCGAATGAGTCCCTTATAAGTGTGAGATTGGTTTTAAATTTGTCCTCACTTCTAGTATATATGTGAGTGAGGTCTGCGATTACATAGCGTCCCGAATGATTTGAGTCAAGATTTCCTTGAGAATCGAAAAATTCGATAAAAATGGGATCCGCTGCATGTAGGTTCATATTACCAATAGAACACGTAACTGTCAAGACCTGACTCATAAAAACGCCTAATCTAGACACTGACTGGAGTACTGTATCTTGAAATTGTGACAAATCATCCTCTTTAGACGAATCTAATGTAGCAAACAAATCACTATTATAAGCAACCATCATATTTCTAGTGGCATAAGGACTATGAATTTGAGGCGAATTATCTCCTTTAGGTTCCAAGTCAGATTTAAGTGCAGGACTATTCATAGATCCTAGATAATCTCCACCAGCAATCTTTTTCCATTTAGGATACAGTTCTTTTAAAGTATACTTTTTAGTAGTCATTGTGCAGTTGACTACATCAAAAAATTCAATCTGTCCAGAATAAAATCCTCTATCAAAATTTCTTACCATGTCAATGCTATTTTCAAATCTAGGATTTTCAACTCTAAAAGCATCTTGGTTAGTGCTTGTGCCTGTTCCTGTTGTTAATACTACCTTATAATCTCTCTGTCTAGCAATCCTATCAATAGAAACATAATTGTAATGTTTATACGTTTCATAAAATAAAAATCCAGCACTACAATATTCCTTATCCGGTGTTTGATCTTCACCTATAAATTTACTTCTTGCCCAAATTAGAACATCAAGAGGTCTAGAATTTGGAGGAATAAACGTAAGTTTATTTAAACTATTGGTTGCACGAATACTTTTCTTTTTATTACCAAGTTCATTTTGAATGATTTCACCAACTAAGGTAGAAGATGTAACCTCTTTATATTTTTTACAAACTCTTTTTTGCATAGAAAGAATTGCATCTTTCCTGCATAACTCAACTACAAATGATTTACCAGTGTCATTAATACTCTTACTATGAATATTGTACGCATATAGAGGTCCATTTGTAGAATTTGTAGTAAATTCAAACTTTACACCACTCTTCACATCAGTAAAGACAACCTCAAACATTTCCATACCTATAATGACATTTGAAATCAATGCCGTTGTATCCATAATGTTGAGTGTAACTGTCAAGAACTTATGAAATAATCCTTCCCTATACTCTAATTGTAAAATAGATCCCTTATCAATATAAACAGCAGATCCATCATTAAATCTTACTCCTACAGAGTCAATTATAAAATTTTTAGTTTGGTATGGTGATGTCATAATTATGATCCTGGTTGAAGTGGAGATGACCTTCCTACTGGAGTAGAAAAGGATGGAGGAGTAAATTCAGGTTCTTGATTTGTATTAGGTGGTGCAGTTAATAATCTAAGCATATCTACTGTTGGTTTTGGTTTAGCACCCGGAGGAGATGGAGTTGCCGGTGGTCTAGCACCCATTGCATCAACTCTTCTAAAATGTGCTGCCCATTCTTCTGGTGATGAGTTTTCATCTGGCATCTCACTCAAAGGAACAGTATGTTGTTGTGGAGAAGCGGGAGCAGTTTCTACTTTAGCACCAGGGGTAAGCATTTTAGCATTACCAGCAGTGTTAAATTGATGTCCACCTAATCTAGTAGGATTAACATCTTGAGATGCATCATACCTTGCAGAATGAGTTCTAAATCCAGTAGATGCCATAATATTGTTAATACCACTAGCATCCATACCAGATGCTTCTAGATTAGCACGTAATGATGCTTCGTCACGTGCCATCTCAAGTGCTTTCATTGCTCTTGCTCTCTCTCCTTCTGTTAATCCTCTTTTTAGTTTTCCTTCTCTAAACGGTTGATACTGATTAGTTCCTTCAATAACATCTTTAATACTACCACTCTCTGCCATAAATTGACCAGCACCAACTTCCCCACTTTGAATAAGACCTGCTCTATTAAGAACAGATCTTCCAACTGCTGCCATTCCAAGTTCATCTTCACCACCTGCCTCAGCAATCATTAGACGCATTAAGTATTCTTCTTCATCACCAGAAATAGTTGGGTCAGTCATACCGCCGCCAGGACCAGGACCAAAACCAGGACCATAATATTCACCAGGAGCAGGTGAAGGATCATCACTTGTACCTAGTAATGATTTAAGAATATCATCTATAAATTTCTTAATCTTTCCAAATATATCTGAGGATTTACCCATCTCCAATTTCATTCCAGATAGACCTGACGATTTAGCAACGTCATTGTAAACATTCTGCATAAATTGTCTACCAGATTCTGGCAAAAATGCCGAAAATGGAGAAATGATACTATTTGCAAATGATAAGACACCAGCAGCAGCCGCTTTTTGAGGTAATGTTACTACAGAACTAAGAGGTTTAGTTAATTTAGCGACAAGAGATGATTTTTTGGGTTTTTGAGAAAGCGGAGCAAGTGGTCTATGCTGACCACCAGTAAATTTACCACCTTGGGCAGCTGCCCTCATTGGCATAGAAGGACCCTTATATCCAGAATCACCAGGAATATTGGTATCACGTGCTGGAATTGGCGCAACAGGAGTTGGACGTGTCTGTGGGGCAGGCGTAGGTGCTTCTGATCCTGATGGGGATCGTGTAGGAGTACTTTCGTTCTCCGGTGAGTCATCTACTGGTTCTGTAGGTTGTGGTGCTGGTGCTTGCTCTTCTTCCTCAGCAGGTTTTAATTCTGCTTCCTCATCTAAATCTTTTTTAATTTCATTAGGAAATAAATCTAAGAAATCCCACCATTGATTATCACCTTCATTTTCCCTATCACGCATAATAAATGGTCGTAATCCTTCAATTACAAGTGGCAATGCTACCATTACAGCACCACCAACCAAAGATGCTATTAACCCTTCCTTAATAACATTCTTTTTCTTCTTCTTCTTTCCTTCTTTCTCTTCACCAGGTTTTAAGTTTTCATCAGAACCTGAAGGTTTTTCTATCTGCTTTTCTCTAAGTTTTGCCTGTAGAGAAGCAGTTAGGTTCTTATCAATCTTTTTCTTAAATTCAAATCTTGCCTTTGTAACTTTATAAAGATCAAATAATGCAACTCTAGTTTCAACAACATTCTTCATAATTTCACTAAGAGATGCACCTACACCCATCTCTTTGGCATCTATTCTAGCACTCTTTCTTTGAAGTACCTTTTTACCCTTGGTTTTTCTTCTTTTAGTTTTAGCAGGTTGAGGAAGAGGTTCATTTCTTACCTGCTCTAGAACATCATCTAACTTACTACCAAGTTGATCTTCAACTTCACCTTCCCAATCTTCATCATTCTCAGGAGAAAATGTTTTCTTAGGAGGTTCTTTTGGTCCCTGCATCGCTTGAGGACCAATAGGTTTATCATACTGTTTTCCTAATATTTCTTTTTTTCTTTGTTCTACCTGATAATCTTGTATCTTTTTATCTACATCTTCACTGAACTTTTTTTCTATCGCTTCTTGTTGTTGCTTTTTAAAATCTTCAAACTTCTGCTTATCTGCTGCAATGAGTTCATCAATTGCATCCATAATCTTGTCAGATGTTTTCTCTAACTCCTGCTTTTGTTTCTCTTCCGCTTTCTCAACAATATCATCTACAAACTTATCATCAGGTTTGTATACAGAAAGTGTTCCACCACCACCACTATCCTTTTTTTCGGCAATCAAACTTTCTGCCATTTCATGCAGTTCAGTATTATTCCTTCCTTGAATAATCTTACTATCGAGAGCACTCGACTCTGCATCACTCAAAGAGTTATAGTACTTAGAGATAAGACCAATCTGTTCATTAGTAAGTTGGTCAGCAAGTTTCTTACCAAGTTTGGCTTCGTATGCCTTTCTTAATACCTTAGGATCTCTTGCCATATTAGTAACCTACTCCGTTTAAAGAATATCCCCAGGCGGGAGTGACGAATTGTTGATAAGGAGAAGTATTTCCACTGCCCACTGGAATCGGCATTGGAACAATAGTTGGCGAAGATCCTTTACCTGCATTAAGTTCTCTCTGTAAAAGCATTGCCATCACATTTTCATCTACAAAATCGTTAGGATCTTCACCTACTGCATCATCTTTATTTAGTGCTGATACATCAACACTTCCTGATCTTGTAGTTCGTGAATCACCATGACCTGTTTTTAAAACAACTCTTCCTTGATCATCTACTAGTGTAATATATCCACCATACCCTCCTCCTTTAGCATAGTTTACCTTGGAACCACCAATAGTTGGAATAAGAATATCATGACCTACTACACTATCTCTAAATCTACCTTTACCTCCAGTAGCTTGAGAATCTGCAGCAAGAGGAGCATAGTAATCAATACTATTGAAACCACCTTGATCAATAGCACGTCCTCTAGGAAGATTATGTGCTTCAAATGCTCTTTGCAATAAGGCAATCTTGTCTTCCATAGAAGCCTTAGGATCATATACTATATTTTGAACCGCCTTATTAGAGAATTCAATATTTCTACCTTGAGCAGCATATCCTGCTGCAAGTTGATCCATCATTGCTACCTTTTCTTCCATAGAAAGAGAAGCATTAAATTTAGTGTCAATGTGGTAATCAGAAGATCCACCAATATATGCTGCTTTACCAGTTTTCATTTTTGTATTAAATACTCCATCTGCAGACATTCCTGATAAATCAAGATTAAAGTCACCCATCCCTGCTGCTGCAGCAGGTCTTCCACCAAATATATGAGCACCTATAGCACCAAGACCTTTGACTATTGGATTATTAAGTACATTCTCCTTTACCCAATTAAATATTCCCTTAAGCGGATTTAAAATACTTTCAAATCCTTCATAAAGAAACTTTAAAATTGTATCAGCAATATTATCAACACGTATTCCTGAAGGAGAAATACCCTTAACATGATTAGTAACTACATATGGCAACTCATTTGCAAATGAAAGTTCTTTAATTCTAGATGCTTGACTTCCAAGACCTGCTTTATTAATATAATCCTTTACTGTAGAAAGTAATTGCGATCCTCCAAAATTTAAGAAGTCAAGTGCTTCATCACTTCCAAGGAAGTATGAAAGTTTACTTTTGGGAACAATATACTCCTCTTCTCCACCATCTCCAACAATAACAAGTTGTGGTGTATTACCAGTAACCATGCCATCTGCTGCCATGGGAACACCGGCAATATCATTACCCCCTGCATTCTCCATAGGAGTGATTGCTGTGTCAACCCCAGATTTGATACCTGCATTTCTCTCCTCTTTATTCATCCCAGTAATTTGGGATACCATACCTTCATAAGATTTTGGAAATAAATCCCTCAAAATATCAACAACAACAGCAATTAATCCAACAACAGGAATAGCACTAAGAGCAGCAATAGCAGCACCCTCATAATCACCTTCAGTCCATCTCACTACCATATCCCATAATGCTAAGATGGTGGCAAGACCAACAACCATCCTACCTATTATTTTTATTAATACTTTCTTACCACCTTTTTGTATTATTTTTTCAGTTATTTTCTTACCAATTTTACCTTCTATTAACTTCCTAAACTGGGGTGTGCCTGCTAACCAAGCAAAGAAATCATCATACAGTTTTTTTGTCGCACCCTTTACATTCTTCCATGCTGTAGCTGCTCCATTTTTAATTGATGCATAAGTTTTTGGATCAGTTAAAACATTTTTCCATCTACCAACTGTAGCACTAACTGATTTAACTACTTTACCACCAAAAGTTGTAACAGCATCAAGACCACCTAAAACAGCATTTCTACCTTGTTTAAATTTTTCACCCATTCCAGTAAATCTACCAAAAAATCCTCCTCCGCCACCACCACCAAATGATGGTAATTTAGGACCTTTAAATCCAGCACGACCTAACATATCACGGGCAAAGTTTACCCCAGATCTTACTTCATTATATCCACTAACTGCAAATTTTCTTGCTTGATTAATCTTATTTCCAGCAAATTGCCTTGCTGTTGCCATGCCAGCAGAGGCAAATTGTTTCGCTTGACCAAATGCACGTTGAGTTTGTTGCAGTGCTCTTCTAGGATCTCTAACTAATGTTTGAGCAAATCTTTTTCCTTGTCTAAATGGTCTGGTAAGATTTCTTCTAAATCTTCTAAATCTTGTTCCAACACTACGTCTAAATGGTTGAGTAAATCTTCTAAGTTGTCTAAATGGTCTAGTGAATTTTCTCCACTGTTTTTTAATATTGACCTTTACTCTTCGCTTAAACTTATTTACTCTTTTACGTAATAATCTACCACGTGCCCTAACTCTTTTAGGAATAAATTTCTTAAAGAGTTTCTTAATTAATCTCCTTAACCCTCTACCTAATCTTCTTAACCATCTAGAGTTTTTCTTTTTCTTCTTTTTATCTTCCTCTTCTTCCTCTCCATCCTTACTACCTTCTTCTTCTGAAGATTTACCTGGAGCGAGGTATGCATCTAAATTGGATAATCTACTCTTTTCATACTTAAATATATTCTCTGCAAGTTTTAAATTTAAAACTGCAGTATTTCTAAGACGAAGAGTTTCTTTTACAAGTGTGCCAGTTTTAGGTTTTGCTTTCTTAGTAGCCGCCTTAGGTTCAGGAGCATTCTTTTTTAGTGCCTTAGAAACATTGACAATAGGATTTGCATCATACACTGATAAGATGATGTCATTATATTCTGTTAATCCTACTTGCTTTGATTTCATTAACTTTGATGTTTTTGTTGTTCGATTCTTTGTCGTTCCTCTTCCAGATACTGTTTCAATAATGCAATGTAGATATCTTTTTCCCAAGGAATAAGACCATCAAGTTCAGTTAAACTATACTTATGATGTTGCATTAATGAAAAGTTAGTTCTGTAATAATTCTCTAAAGAATTGTGGAAGAGGCTTATCCGAAAAAATTAGAAAGTCCTTCAATAACATACTTTGATTCAACCTTTGTATTTGGATTAGTGAATTTTACTTCATGCTTCAATGAAGGCATGGATTCAAAAAACTTCTGAATATCATTAAACTGCTTACTACTCATATTTTCAAGAAAACTTACTAATTCATCAACAGTTGTAGTTGAACTGTCCCAAACATCCTCGTCATTATACATTTTATCAATTGAGTTTGCAACAAAAATAAATGCATCATCAATATTTTCTTGAGGATTAGTGAAACTCTCAAGACCAGGATACTTCATTTCAACCCAGAGATTATCAGAAATTTGAATCTTGTTAGAATGATCCTTTTCAAATTTTACTTTAACATCATCAATATTAAAACTAACCTTTACCTCCGTTTCATTATCATCTGGACAGATAAGAAGAAGATCTATAACTTCACCAACTGATTTACCTCTAATATTTAAGAAAATATACTCAATATCAAATGTTGCCAATTTATCAAATTTAAAATCTTTTGTAGTCACACATGCAACAATAATAGATTTAAGTGCCTCTGCAATTTCTTGATCATTTTCAGATTCAAGTGCCATAAGAAGAACTTTCTCTTCTTTTACAACAAAAGGTCTATACTTAATTCTCTGTTTTGTAGATGGTATAGTCAGATTATACGTTGGCGTATTTAAAGATGGTAAAGACATTAATTAAACTCCATATCATAATTTTATTTAGCATCACTGCTTAAGGTCATTTACCCGATTTCTTCTTAAAGTTTCTGTTGTGTAGTACTCATAATAAAATGTACTTTGCAATCTTATGGGTTGATTTGGAGCGTTACTTACAGTTAAATCATTAATCATATATGGGTATGCATTATGAAGTCGAGTTCTAGTAACTACATTATGAGTATCATAACTACTGTCTGCATTAAACTTTGTCCTAGAACTAGTATTTGGTTCTAATTTGTCAATGATAATATCTTTGGTATAATTATTGTAATATTGCATTTGTGAATACACTGTTGGATCAACAGAAGTTACATTATCTGCTATACCTGATGCTGTTTCAAATCCAAATATAAAATCAGACCACAATCTCAAGAATTTTAATGGAGTATGATCCATATCCATCAAAAATGCAATATTCATTTCAGAGAAATTCTTGGTATGAGCATATCTAGCATTAATGCCAGGAACAAATCCTTTGAAATCTCCAGTCGCAATACTATAACCTGGAATATTAACTTCGTCTGCTAAAAAACTTAACTTAGTCGCATTATCAACTGCAGTATCATTCTTTCCAAAAAATTCAGGAGAACTAGCACCACCTAAAGTAAATCCTCTATTTGCCATAAATGAAGACAAAGTGCCATCAGTATTATTAAGAATAGGGGCATCGAGTTCAAACGATACATGATACTGATTCGACGAAGCTAAACCATAGTCCCCTACTATGTTCTTTCTTATTCTGTCGATGTTCATCTAAATAGGACTAGGAACGTATATTTATATTTAGCGACGTTATTATGGCATATTGTGGTAAGTACAAACCTTTTAAACCCCAAAAATACAAAGGAGATCCAACTAATATAATCTACCGTTCTCTATGGGAAAGAAAATTTATGGTATGGTGTGATAGTAATGTAAATGTTTTACAGTGGGGTAGTGAAGAAATCGTTATTCCTTACATATCTCCTATTGATAATAGAGCACATCGTTACTTCCCAGATTTCTATGTCCAAGTACGAACTACAACTGGAGGAACAGAGAAATTTATCATCGAGATCAAACCTGCAAAACAAACAGAACCACCCAAAAAACAACAGCGTCGTACAAAGAGGTATATAACTGAAGTTACCACCTATGCAGTAAATGACGCAAAGTGGAAAGCAGCAATTGAATATTGTAAAGATAGAAGATGGCAATTTAAAATCCTAACAGAAAAAGAATTAAAAATATGAGCATCATTCAAGAAATAAAAGATGAAAATGCAAATACTGTAGCTAAACAGCGTACAGTAGCATTTAACTATCTTTTCAACAACGCTAAAGATGATGTTATGGTGGGTAAGTTTTACTTGTTTGAATATGACCCAAAAACAAAATTAAGATTATCCCGTTGGGACAAATATCCATTAGTATTAGTAACTAACATCTATGAAGATGGATTTATGGGGGCAAACTTTCATTATACTACTCAAAAGCAAAGAATGATGCTTGCAAAAAAGTTTCTAAATAATAACGTAAAGATTCCATTCAAATTACTACATAGATATATTATCAGTAGAGCGGATAATTTATTCTTTGAAGTTCCAGAAGAGGAACTTGTTGAATTTGCTGCGTTGCCTATAGAGCAATTTTACGATAGTAAAAATAGATTTGTTAGTAAAAAGAAAGTTCAACTAGGATCACGTAAGTAATGGCAAACACAAGATTACAATATCCAAGAACAAGCGTAGAGAATACTGGTCTCTTTCTTACGTTTAGAGCATATGATTATGGTAAAGCACCAACTCCATCTGGAGCAATAGCAGATATAAGAGATATTATCTCAAGTAGCAATTCAGACGTTGATTTGAATGCAGGTACTGTTAATAGTAACTTAGTTAGGGTTTTTGACAGTGCAGCATCAACTGAAACAGTTTCAAATCCAGCAGTAAGAGCAACTAACACAGAAAATGCTGGTGATAATACTGGGATAGCAAATATTTCACTATATCTTCCTCCTAAGGTTGAATATCAATATGGTGCTGAATGGCAAAAAGTTTCCTTTGGTGCCTTAGGTAGTGTATTTGGCACAGGTAGTGCAGGTGGATTTGGAACAGCAGTTGCTGGTAATATTGGAGCAATAGGTGCTAATTTCTTCTTTGATAAACTTAAAGATACTGCAGGATTTCAAGCAATTCCAAAAGTTGATAATATTAGTATAGATACGCTTGTCGGTGCTGCGTTCGGACAAACATTTAATGATAATACTTTGCAAACTTTTAATAAAATGCAAACAAGAACTTTTGCATTTGATTATATCATGTTAGCAAGAAGTATTGAGGAAGAAGAAGAAATTAGAAAAATTATTAAACAATTTAAACTGGGTATGCACCCAGATTCAAAAATACAAGGAAGAAGTAATTCATTATTCTTAAAATACCCTTATATTTGGAGAATTATTCCAAGTGGATATAAAGGTAAAATGAGAAGAAGATCTAATGGAGTCACTATTGACGTGAATGCAAATACTCCTAAAGTTAGTGATTTCTTACCAAATACAAAGTACTGTGCTCTCACAGGATTGAACGTTGATTATACTCCAGATAATGTAATGGCATTAACTCAAAGAGGATTTGTCCAAGCAGTCAGATTGAGTTTACAATTCTCAGAACTTACAACTCTGGTCAGACAGGATATTGATGGTTTTGAAGATAAAACTATAATGAACGATACTAGAGGTTAAAAATGGCATATTTCGATAAAGTTCCAGAAATCCTATATTTAAAATACGACAAAAATCCAGAAAATGGTTCATTTATTACCATTAAGAACATTTTTGCTCGTATCAAACTTATTGATGATATTGTACCATCAGCAACTATCTTTGATGATTACTTTATAAAGGATGGTGAAAGACCAGATACAATTTCTATGGATTATTATCAAGATCCAGGTAATGACTGGATTATTATGATAATCAATAACATTAAAAATTTATATAATGACTGGCCATTGACGCACAGTGCATTTGAAGAGTACATGAACATAACCTATGATGATTCAAGTGATATCCATCACTACGAAACTATTGAACAAGTTCACAATGAAAACATAGTTTTACCTGCTGGTCTTCAGGTTGGAGAAGCATATCAATTCGTCACTCCAGACGGTAATGTAGTAAGTAAAGAAGAATCTAGAGGTCCAGTATCTAATTACATTTACGAATTACGTAAAAACGACAAAAAACGCAAGATCTACGTGCTGAGACCTGCGTTAGTTGATCAATTTATTGAAATCTTTGAGAATGAGATGAAATTTACTCCTAGTACAGAGTTTGTAAGTCAATCTCTTAAGATTAGTAGAAATTAATAGTTATACCCATTCTGGTTTACGATCTGGCAACCTGAGGTAGTTATCAGATACCCATGGTTTAGATGCAATGTACATCTTGTATGCTTCCATGGTAGTGATGCTATCGTCTAATTTATACTCGTCAGGCATTGCCCTAACGAATGGTGTGTGACCTTCCCATTTCACATAAGGAATGATCTCATCAGCAGCAATAAGAGTCCTATAGCAGGTATGGTTTTTTCCATACCGATTATAATACTCGTCACATAATGCAACGCCATGCTCAAACAACCATCTAGTATTTTCTATGGTTTCGTTTGCCCAGATAGTGCATGGATGATTACGGAATGCTCCTTTTTCCGTAGCATAGGGTGTGCCGTCTTTCTTGGGTAATGTGCCATACCCATGTCCCCACTTGTCTGAGGCGATTATAGAGAGCATCTGGCAGGTCTCCAGGGGCATCTTGACAATATGCTTGTCAGGTAGAACCTGTGCCGACTTGACTGGACTTTCATTTGTGACGAAAATGTTCATACTAAAAGTTTACTAAAGCTGATTGCTAGGAGGAACATAAGCATTATAACCACATCCCATGATTTTGTCAGTACAAAATATGGTACTGAAATCATATCTGCAACAAAATGTAATGCAACTCCAAGAGTTGTATTAATGTGAAGAACAACAAAATAGGCAGTAATCACTAGGATACTACCAGTTATTCTCATCGGGACAATGATGTTCATTTTTTAGATTTTAACCAACAAGGTTTGCATAACGAATTTACCCAACTGCCATCAGGTGCTTGGTGTCCAACTTGAGGTGTTTCATTCGCTGGAACCATCTTACCACACTCAGAGCACTTTGTCTCCCACATCTTCATAATGTTCTCTCTAATCGGTTTGTTGCTTGGTCTGGAAAATCTCTAGGACGACTATCTAACGCATTATCAGTTCTAGGCGAACCTTCATTTGCCTTCATCGTGTGTTGAAAGTTAATCCTCTTGTATCTAATGCAGAATGGGTCAGGCATCCAATATGTCACCTGCCAATTAATTAGTGGATTCAACTCAAGATGTTTCTCTACAGAATGATTAAAAATGCCAATCTGAATATATCCATCATGAGTGACACAAGAGTTGTCACCGACTGACACGACAAATAGTTGTTTCAAAGAGTTCCTCACTGGGGTTGAGATTTTTCACAAATTGCACGGGATCCTTTTCGGACTTGTGTACCCAATGATAGCGTACACACTCAAATTCTGGATCCCATGTCTGGATACAGACATAATCTTTCATTTGCGTTTCTTTCTAGGTTTCCGTTTACCGGTATGCTTCTTTACTAACTTGTTCAATTGTTCTGCATTCAACTTGTTAAGTTGTGCATTGACATACTTTATCAATTTCTCTTTACATTCTGTTTTAGTCACGTTGTCTCCAATCATCAGGTTTGTCTTGCTGAAACCAATTCTTGATGTCGTCAGCATCAGTGAATCCCTTTCTATGGTTGGATGGATCGGGATCACCTAAACCCATCCTATTCAGAAAATCGTCGGTACTGCCTTCTTCAATGTTTTGGGATGCTTGGCGTCTTGCCATCTTTAACATCTCATTAGCAGATGTATTTGCCTTTGCAAGTTTCTGTGCCCAGATCATATCATCTAGTTTTACATCATCATTATTTGCGATACGTTTACAAATAAATTCCAGTCGTAGACGGTATTGTGTAGACAGCATAAATCTAAATCACATCTTGATTATTTATCATCGACCCTTTTGACCAATTTTTTGCCGGGGTTTTTTTCCCGACTTTTTTGAAACTAAAAGGTCGATTTTGTTTTGGCAAAAAAAAGGGGATCTTTTTTTAGACCCCCCTTTATATTACATCTCTTCGTTAGCAAGAGAGTCGAAGTAACTATAGTTGTCCTCATCCTTTTTAAGGAAAGGAGAACTTGATGTGATATCTGGATCATTAAATCCAGAGTTCAATGTACTCAGTTCTTCTTTCATAGAAGCAGGAACAGGCATCACTTCACGCTCTTCATCACGAACTTCTGCAGCAACACGGGCACCGCCAAGCACCATCCCAAGACGGGTCTTCAGTTCATCATATGACTTGAAGTTACTAGAAGCAGTGAACTCATTTAGATCATACATTTTGTTGTAGATCTCTTCCAATTGCTCGTCATCAAAACGACCAAGTGTTGAAGGGTTACCGAAAGCAGAAGCATCATAGTTCCAGAAACCTGCAACCTTCTTGATGCGAAGATTGAAGTCAGCACCTTGCCAAAGATCAAAAGGATTGACTGGTTCTTGACCCTTAAATTCAGGTTGCATAGATGCAATGATCTTGTCATGAATCTTCTTACCATACTTATAGAGGAAGACCTGACCTTCGTTCTGAGGGTTAGCAGGATCATCAATAACATAGATGTTGCTGTAGTAAGACAGTTTACGCTTCTGCTTACGTGCAACTTCCTTATCACTATCAAGACCGCTGTTCCACAACAGACGATTTGCCTCACTTACAGGATCTTGTTGTCCAAGAGTAGTAAGGGAGTTCTCAATGTACCATCCACCAGGACCTTGGAAAGCATGACTCCATACTTTTGCCCAAGGCATATCAGAACCTTCGCTAGGAGGTAGGAATCGAATGATAGCACTACCTACACCATCTTTACCCATGGTAGGTTTCCAGAGTCGCTCATCGACATAACCTGAAACACCTTCTACCTTATTAATTTCTTTATTAAGCTTCTCTAGAAGAGAACCTTGTGTTTTAAGTGATCTGAAAGACATTTGTATTCTCCGTATTGTTTGGATTGTGTCGTATTGACTGGATTATCATAGCATAGTCACTAGTCATTGTCAAGGAACTGGGAACGCAAGTTCTGAATAGACGAGCGACCTAGTTTAAAAATCTCAGGTCCAATCTCCGTGGTGGGCATCCCCATCCTCTTTGCTTGGGTTCTGAAATTTTCCTTTACTGTCTGACTATCTTCGTCATTGGAAAGATTCACTCTTGTATATAGGATCTCCTGCATATCAATTAATCTTTCCATTTTCTTAAGAAGTTGTTCCTTCTCATCATCTGATTGCATTTGTATTAGAGGCAGTGACATATAAATTTCTTTATATAATTCATGCATTGACTCTACTTCTTTGCGAACAATCTCTGATGAGAATAAATTCTTGTCATTCATAGTTTCTGTAGTACCATTTGCTTAATTCGTGTTGGATCCTCCTCAATAAAAGGATCATACTTATGTAGAAGAAACGATAACTGCTTCCAGATAACATCATCCTTCAATAAGTTATCATACCTACTAACAAAATCAGTAATTTTGTTTAGCATAATGAGGGTTTCCAACATCACCCTACCACCAAGATATGATTTCAGTAATTGAGAATGTCCCCTACTACATTTGAATACCTCATTAAAATTTGTTGAAAGAGTAGAAAGATTTTCAATATCCTGCCCAAACAAATAAGTAATACTCTGCATCTTTCTCTTCCACTCCATATAATTCTTGTCATTCATCTGAAGGACATGAAAATTAGAGTTGACTAGAAAATTAGATACAAAGTATTGTTCTAGTTCTTCTGCTGTATATTTTCTGGAGAGTTTCTCAAAAAAGTAAACATCATTCCTCTCCATAAATTTTTCTTGAGATACTTTAATACTTCCTTGGTAGTGAAAGTAATCATATGTTTTACGACTAAAGTGTGTCTTCAGTGCAACATAAATTTGATAAACCTCAAAAGGGTACATAATTAAATAGGTAGAACACCTCTGGTTGTTTTTTTAATGTAGTTAAGACGAGTTGCCTCTGCCTTAATCTTTTCTTTCAGTGAGGGTGCAATCAATTTTACAACTGATTCAATCTCAAGGTCTTTTGAATCACAAAAATCAACAATAGCATCAATGTAATTTAATGTCTTGTTACTATCTTTGACAATGTTTTCAATAGTCATTGAAAACTTGTTCTTGTCCATAAAGTTCTCGTCAATAAGTTCATTAATGTTTTTGTTTTTAGTGGGCATCTTTGTACTCTGCAATGTAATCTTTTAGCAGAGGAACATAATCTTCAGGATCTTTAACAAAAATTTGTGTGTCCCCTGTTTGGCATGTGATTAAAGTAACGATCTGATCGACCTTGATACCAGATCGTTCCTCATACATCTTAGCATACCCTGTCTCTTGAACAAAATAACTTTCAATCCAAGATTCTTTCTTTTCTTTACCAGAAGTTTTAAAATCTATAATTGAAAGTTTGTTGTCAAACTCAGCAATACAATCAACCCTGCCAGCGATCCCAAACTCATGACTATAGAGAGGTGCCTCTTGGAAATGAATGTTGTTGATTCTACTGAGCATGGACTTTGCTTGATTGAATAGTATCAAAGCAAGATAGTCGTTTTTATACTTATCTAAACTAAGATCATTGTTTAGATAATCTTCGACAATACTATGTAGTTTTGTCCCAACATTTGCTGCACGGGATGAGATTTTATTTGCTTCCTCATTCCCTACTCTCTTCCTCCATTCTGCAATTGACTTGCGTTTACGATAGGAACAGATAGTAGACATAGATGTATACTGACTATCACCTACAGCATAAAATCTCTTTCCACTAGGAGCAGTAGTCGCCTTGATGTCCTCAAGGAGGACACCCATATTAACATGATTAAACATTAAGCAAACCCAAGGTGCATTTTACTGATGATGTAACTCTTGATGAGTCCACTTCTTACGATGTCATTGACATCAAATTCAATACTTTCAAACTCATCCATAACCTCAAGAATTTTCATGAAGTCAAGGATACCATTCTTCTCATTCGTTTTGATAAGATCAGTTTGAAGAGCATCACCTGCAAAAATAATCTTACAGTTCTGTCCAACACGTGTAATAATTGAATCTAATTCATGGAAGTTTAGATTCTGACATTCATCAACAATGACAATAGAATTGTCTAGTGTAGTACCACGAAGGAATGAAGTAGACCAGAACGAAATAGTTTCCTGTGCTTTCAGATTGTCATACAACATGTTATATGCTGGATCATCAGGCATCTTGAACATATGCTCAACCATATTCTTATATGGAATCTGATACAAATTTGACTTGTCATCATGATCTCCAGGGAGGAAACCAATCTCTCTTGTAGGTACAAGAGATCTAACTAAGTACAGTTTCTCATATGATGAAGTGCCAGTCAAGATTTCTCTCAATGCTAAGTACATAGCAACAAAAGTTTTACCTGTACCGGCACATCCATAAAGAAACAAATGCTTTCCTGCATCGTAAGCATCAAATGCTTTAATTTGATTATCAGTAAGAGGTTCAACCTCTCTCAGATGCTCAATATTGATTGGTTTCTTACGTCTCATTTGCTTTGGAGTGCTGTTAGCAAAATCGAACTGGGTGTCCTTTCTTCTTCTTGGCATAAACTTTAATGAGTGTCGATGTTAGATCTAATGTTTGCTTTTTTAATTGACTTCAGAACATCCCTAAACCCGTCAGGAACTTTATTCTTGACGCCAGCATCAGCAACAACACCAGGAAATGAATCATGATACTGTTCAAGATGGGGATTATCCAGTTTATATTTATCGAGAACCGTAAAACTCATACGAGTTTCAGTGATCTCTCCAGTGTCTTTATTCCTGAACTGGTACGTCGGCATCGCCTTCCCCCTCTTTCGTTTTATTGAATCCAAAAGGACCTGCTGATTTTTCTTCTAGTGCTACCTTTAATGCAACACCACCGACTGCCTCCATACATTTAAGAATGTCTTCGGTCTTAGCACCTTCACCAAGTTCTTTGGCAATGTACCAATACTTTGGCCAGAATGTTTCTCCTGCCCTTTGATAATCATCAAGTGTTAGTAGTTTCATGGGTTGTCCATCCTAATGCTTCAGCGACTATTGGAAATTGACCTGCAAACAAACACTTACATTCATTTGCAATGTCCATGTGTTCTTTCTGTGTTCCATTAGCGGAACGCAGATCGATATAATGAATCCATGACCGAACTGATCCAGTCATGTAAATTTTGGTTGGTACGGCAAGGGGAAGCACAAAACGAGCACATTCCTTTGCAATACCTTGGGCAAGCATCTCACGATAAAGATCCATACCTTCAGCAAAATAGTTTTGCATTGCGATTTCAAATCTTTGCCTAGTAAAGGCATCGATATCATCGATACTATTCTGCCGGTTCTTTGTATCCTGACGACGAAGTTCTGGTAGAGGAATGACATCCGTCAACATAGAACTGTCAGCATACCGTTGTGAAAATTCTTGATAGGTGAAGGACCTATGACGCAGTATCTGTGCCGCCAGTCCCCTGGTGGTCTGGATCTCAAGCGTCATGTATGCCTGCTCAAAGACGCTCCAATGGTTGTGTTTGATGCAATAGGATAAAAGACCAGCAACCTTTGGATTGTCTTGATTGTTAGGGTTGCTCACCCTTGCCACGTACCCCATGTGTGCTTCAGCATCTGGGGTAACACTAATAACTTTAACCTGCATAATATGCTAAAAAATACTTTACAATGCCAGACGAACTGACGTGTCCTTGAGAGACCCAATCATGACAGCAATTTTGAATACTCTCCATGCTATGCAAAGGTTCTCCATTTTCTTTTGTCAAACCACCATACTTATTAAGAAGAATGGTGTACACCGTTTGGCGTAGTTCCATACGCTCTTCGTTGTAGCGCCAATCAGTTCTCATTTTTTTTCTTTTTTAGGTTTGTTACCCCATTGCTTCGGATTAATCATACCATACCATTGCTCCATTGTCAAGATATGTCCACCTGCTGCTTTTAAAAGATCATAATAGGCATCAAAAATCTTGACGTACTTAGGTCCTGAAACATGATCATGCTTTACTTGACCATTAATTACATAAGATACTAGTACTGCATTGTATGGAAATTGTTTCTTATCAATGCTTTCTGGATTGCAATCGTGAGAGAAAACTACTACCTCATACTTATTAAGTAATAGTTTTTTATCTTCCTCAGTTAAGTTGAACTGTACTGATGAGTTCTCTGATTCGATCTTCACAGAATCCTGGGTTTGAGAGTACGACTCTGTTGAAAGTTTCTCGCTCATTATGCTCCTCTTGTATGCATTTTTTAATCATGTAAATTACCCTAGTTTCATTGACAATGCTCACTCATTCACTCCAGGTAATTTCAGGAAAAGCTTCTTTGATAACTGCATGAGTGACTCTAAATTTTGTTTGAAGAAGACCATCTTTAGCAAGACAAACAATCTCTGCCTCAGATTCATGAAGACCTTCAAGCAATTGAATAAACAACTGCTCTCTCTTCAATCTAGATAAAGAATTAGCACCTTTAACAAATCTCCAAAGATTACGATACTCTCTTTCTAATACAGTATGCTCTGTACCGATGGGAGCATCGTTTTTATTGAAGGGTACGTCACCTTCAGGTAGATCGGATTGAATATTAACATCATAGTTCCATTTGAAAATGGAACGAAGTGCTTGAGTATTGTTTTCTTGAAGAATTTTAATCTTCTCGGTTTTTGTTTTGGCATTAGATGCCTTCTTAATAACTTCAGAAATCAAAAGTTTCATTAGTAATACAAATAGGTCGTGTGTTTTAGTATTTAGTCCTCGGGAAATGGATCAGTATCAAAGGCATCTCTCTGATCAAATTCTACACTGATAAGTTTAGAAACTTGAAAAGGAATAGGGTTACCTTCTTCATCCATCATCTCTGGGTGTGGAGTGTATGCAACCTGCTCTTCTGTTTGTTCTCCGATAAGAGTATCAACAAAACTAACAAAATATGAGTGAGCAAACCATCCAAATAAAAATCCAAGTAGTGTTCCACCTAGTGTGATTAGTGTAGAAAATACTAGAATAACTGAGGTTGTCATCTGTCTGTCTCCGTGCTTAGGTTCAACCGTTTTCGCTATTGGTCCTGGTCGTTTCCTCCTAAGACGCATAAATTCGTCACCTTTATTTATGGGTGACCTTAGTTCTTCGGTTTTTAGTTCCAGGTTTTCGTCCTGGTCTTCGTTCTTGTTCATACTTCCATGCGTCTGTAAGAATTTTGTACAAATAATCTTTAACTCTACGTGCTTTTGGTATACTTAGATGACCATATGCTTGGTTAGAAATTTCATCTCCACCTTTAATGTAGAGTTCTAAATCAAACACAATACTAGACAAGTTTGCTGCAGTAGAACTTTCAATAAAATCTCTAATCTCAAAACGTTTAAACTCAGATTGTTTTACGTAAACATAGAGATCAAATAAAAACTTCTCTTCAAAAGCATCATCAATTGATTTCTCTACGAGATAATAGAGTTCATCAGTTTCTTTGAATGTCATTAGATTAGTTTATTTTCTTGAAAATAATGAAGGGTATCTTTAAACCCACCAATATGTTTTTCATTGATAGCAATTTGTGGGAAAGTAGCACCTTCACCAAACTCAGCATAGAACTGAGATTTAGTAAAGTCCCTCTCATACTTATACTCTTTGTAGTGTACGTCCAGGTTATCAAAGAGCATCTTTGCCCTATCACACCACTGACATTCATTCTTTGAATAAAGAATTACTTCCATAACCTCCTTAGGAATTACTGTAGGAATCATAGCATAAAAAAGGAGGGTCGTCAACCCTCTCACATCTAAAAATTTAATTTGTAGCAAGAAGATCTTGCCAGTTCTGGCGTCTTCTTGAGTGTTCTATACACATGACCATGCACATCTGTTTCTAAACTATGATGTGCTCTAGTGTGAACGATCTGAATCAGCAGTAACATACCAATCAACGTAAAGTTAATCATACTTACTGGATGACACAGAGCTTCAAAAATCTTTTTTCCTAGCATAAAAAAAGGGAACCGAAGTTCCCCATATTCTAGCAGAGATCAGAAGGAATACTTCAGACCCAATTTGGTTCCATAACCACGGTCGATGTCAGAATCACCTGAACCAACGAAGGACACTTCACCATATGCACCGAGAGCATCGGTCAAACCGATACCAAGACCTGCCTTACCAGAAGGAACGGTGTCACTTTCGCCGCCATCAGGACTGACAACAGTAGCACCACCCTGGACGTAGTATGAAGCACTCTCACCGAGTTCGCCTTCATAACCAACGTGAAGGTCGGTAGCAGTTCCATTGTAGCTGGATCCCGTGAATCCTGAGTTTGCTTCTACGTTAACGTAGGGTCCTGCGAAAGCAGCACCAGCAGAGAAAGCAGTTGCAGACAGTGCTGCGAATACAGATTTAATCATTTTGTTTAATTACCTTTAGTTACTTGCGGAATGGTTACCCGCAGATGAATAGAGACATCGACTTGTCTCGTTGTTAAATATACAACTGTCACATGCAAAAATACTTATTTAAATGTGACAGTTGTAATATATGTATACAAATAGAATACATACACATGTCAGGAGTTAAACACCTGACAACGGAGAGTGAGAGAATCGAACTCTCAAGGGCTTTAACACCTCGACGCTTTTCAAGAGCGGTTCCGTCACCTATCGGATTGACTCTCCAAGAAAACTTTTTCGTTTTCATATGGTTTTGTTTGACCAGACCAGAGTTTGTATCCTTCTACAACCTCTGGCAATAACCATCTATGAACGGGAGCACATTGCTCCCAGTTGACTGGTTGAATGCAATTCATTACGACTACATTCCAGAACGCTACAAGGTGGATTAATACGCTTTGCATTGCTCATGTGGGTATGATACTACATTCAACTCCATTTGTCAACCCCCCTCAAGGTATCCATTTATTTGCAACCACTCACGTGTCTTTGGTGTGGGTGTATAGATCTCCCACATAGCACCACCTTCACATGCTTCGAGTGCTTCCATGGTCATGTTCTCAGTTTTACCTGCCCAGGTTGCTTCTTTCTCCCATGGCCACGCTGACTCAGGATAGGTACGTTCTACCATTTCACGCCACAGCATTGGAACATTGCCTTCAGGCATGATAAGAGCAATCATACTATTATCAATGGTGCCTGCCATACAATCTTGTGCAGCGTGCCATCCTTCATGTCTCATCACAGACATAAGAGTAGCAGGATCAAACATGTATGAGTCATTCAAATAGAAAGTATTAGTTACCGTATGATAGACACCACGGTGACCTGGTGGGAAATACTTTTCATCAGCAAGATATACTTGCACGTCAATCATAGTAAGTGCATTCAACATACGTTGAAACTCTTCTGCAACTGGTGCATAATTTGATAGTGGATACTCTTCTACAAGATAATCAATGCCCCAAACAGGATCTACGTTATCAGTACATTCTCCAAGGAGAAGACACCCAAGAGAATCCATACTCTTGTATCCTTGCGTAATCTTATCGTCGTTAGCGAGGACGGGAGATGCCGCCATCATCAACGCAATTAAAACTGACAGTTTCTTCATGTTGTAATACTCCATCAATAAATTTTATAAGTTTCCTCGGTAGAGGAGCATAGAGTGTATCCCATTTAGCAGGATATACTTCTATGGTTTTTGAAAGTAAGATAGGACTTACTTTTCCATGATTACCGTTGGGAGTAACGTTCCAACCTACTGCTGCATTTATATCAAAGTCAGCAGTTCC